AATTTCACCCTCCAGATCAATCTTAACCTCGTGCAGCTTGTCATTGTCCTTGATCCGATCGCCGTTAACCCGCAGGCTCGGCCCGTCATTGCAGGAGTCAAAACCAAACAAAGCAAAGTGCCGCCAGCCCTGCGTGTAAAACAGACTGATTGCCCGTAGTCCTGAAGTTGTGCCACCGCCGACCACCATGCGGTTCACAGGTCTGGTTTGTCCCTTGGTAATGTACGGATGCCAGATCGTGACATCGTAACCTTCAAGGTGCTCAAACATCGCCTGGTGGCATTGGCTGGCAATCAGATACTTCACATTCTTGTGCTTGCGCTTGAAGCAATTCCATCGATGCTCTTGTGGATCTATCGCCAGCGCAAACTCGGGAATGATGTTGTTTGCTATCAACCAATCATGCGCGTCTTTTACAGCAACAAGAGGTGTCCCCGCCTGCTGCATTTTTCTTATGACATCTATTTGCCCAGCAACACTCGGCCCAGACGCAATAATGGCAACAACACCATCACGCGCAGGCTTCATGCTTTTAATCTCTGGCAAACCCCTGGAAATAGCAGCATCCATTGCGCTGAATAACGTATCGTCATCCATGACGCATTTGCCGACAATTTTAAGTGGAACGAATGTCATAAGAAAAACCCCTTCATTTCTGAAAGGGTTCCTCTTTTCATCAGACCGGATTACTGGTCATCAAACCTGCATTGTTGACAATGCAGAGTGGCGCCGAAGCACTGGTTGCCGAGGTGTTGGCAACAATGCCCTGGATGTAACCCGAGCTCACCGTCGTATCATCAAGCGATCCCGCGGTAGCTGTGGTGTACAGCGGCACTTTAGGATTGCAAGCGATTAACAGGTTTGCTCTGAGTAACCCGTTCAGACCAATCCAGCCATAGTAAGCGCTGGTAATAGCCGTCTGAGCCACCCCGACCATTGAATAGCCCAGAGCCGCAGCGTTGGTTGTAGTGATCGGCACAGCCCGCAGAATCGGCGTAGTGGATGCCGAATCAGAGAAAGTGCTAAACACCACAACGTCAAACTGCGCGATCGTGGACTCGGCCCGAGCAAAAATGTAGCGACCGTTGTTGCTGGTCATTACAGTCTCACCAGGCGTAGCAGGAAACAACGAAGTAGAGCCAGCGGAAGACGACGCATAAATTGCCGTCAGATCAACGCCGATTTTTCCATCAGTTACATAGTCAGCCATGATCGTCTCCTATTCAGTCAAAATGCCTTGGAACTGCAAGCCAGAGGCAGTCATGTTGCCCGCCCACCCAATTAAACGCACGATCAATTTGTTACTCCATCTTTCGATGTGGTGTAACCGCTTCGGATTACACTCTTGGGCTTCTTTAGTTATACCCAAGTTCAGACTATCGCATCCGGCATTGCCGGTCTTCTCACTTAGTCGTTCACGCTGCACGCTCACGCTGCTTGCGCCCTGTTGCCCACTTCTGGGTTTCCAAGTCAATAAGAGAAGATTTAAAGACGCCATCTTTGTGCGTTAATGCAAAGTTGGTTTAGCGTCTTGGTTCGTAGACATCCTCTCGTCCCCGATAGGTACGAAATTTCTTTGAGCCATGGGCCTGAAGAAAATGTACTTGGAGTTGAGAAAATATCCGGTGCTCGTCGGCACGTTGCCGCCGATACCGCCATCAAGGACTACGTCGCAGTTCATGTATTTTGATGCGACAAATCCCAGATCAGCCATCTTGCTCGAGGTTGGAAACCGCTGGAGGTTTTGGATCGAGGACATGAAGAATCCCCAAAAGTTGTTGTCTAGCAAGATCAGGTCAACAACATCAGATCCGCGGCTCGTCTTGGCATACAAAGCATTAAAGCCTGTTTGTATGTTAGACGATGAAGCAGATGCACTCAGGGTTGTCGAGAAGTCAAAAACCTGATTGCGCCAGAAGCTCCACGTTGCGCGGTCGATACCACCGACGACGCCTGTCGAAGGCGACGCTACAACCATCGCTTGCAGACCAGTGATTTGCTTGCCGTTCGTACCCGTACCATCGGAATAAATTCCGGTGGATATCAGGTTCTCGATGCTGGCTTCAGCCACATCCAGCCGAGCATCAAACAGATCAATGATCTGCTCTTCGCCAGCGTTCTGCAACATTTCCAGCCCGTTGATTGTTACCGCAACGGCGGCTTGCTTGATTGGATACTGAGCTGCGCTGATTACATCGGCGGGAGATATATCAAGCACCTCTGCGCCAGAGTAATACATTGCAGTCGAGTTTCCCTGGAACGAAAGTTCTTGCAGGATTGTCGAGCCACCGGAAACGGGCTTGTAACGGCCTTTTTCCTGTAGCCGAGTCAGCAAGGCATTGTTTTTTGTTACGTTATCCGCAACGATGCCCGAACGACTCTCAATCGTGGTTGCAAGAACATCGCTGTAATTGCTATTTGGATAAGCCATTAGCATTCACCTCAATGTTGTGCCTGCCGGATCGCATTTGCAATGACGGCGCGGCGGTCGTTAATGTTTGGAGCAACACTCGCAGAGGAGCCAGGAGAGCCCCTCACTTGAATTGCTGCTGCTTTTGATTTTTGCACTTGCTGCACGACATTTTGCTGTTGAGCAAATTTTGGAATCGTGTCATCAAGTCGCAACGCAACATCGTATGCAACTTTCAGTTTTTCGCCATCGCTCAGATTGCTGATGTCCCCTAGTATTCCAGGGTTCTCCAGCAAGGTGATCATCTTTGGCTGCAAGGCCTCGAAATGCGTGAAAGCAGGGTTGCCCGCAAACTTTGCAATTTCTCCGTGGACTCTTGCATTGTTTTGCTGATTTTGCTGATGTTGGGAATTGGAAATGTGTTGCGTCAACTGCTGCACTTGTTGTGCAAGCTGGTTGTATTGATTGTCCTGCTGCGGTGCTTCTCCGCTGAACAACTGTTGTATGTGTTCCAGAGGAATTCCAAACTGCTGCATGACTTGTGCTACGGACTGCGCCTTCTGCATCGGGGAGCCGGTGCGAAGAATTGCTGCGGTTTGTAGGAGTGGTGCTATTGCAGTTTGGGGGGTTGCCCCCTCGTTGCGAAGCATCCATTGGTAAGGCTCAAAGAGATCGGTAATTGATTTTGCTTCGGCATCGCGTGTCTTGTATTGAGCAATGCCTTTCTCGTAATCTGCTTCGCGCTGGTTGACCGCAGACAAGAGCTCGTGCGGTGCTTTCTCCCAATGCGGTTGCAACTCCATCCGCAGGCTCTTGGGCATTGCAGGACGAGGTTCAGGAGTCGGGAACTGAGGCGCACCGGCAAACTTGCCGCCCTCTCGCGGCTGGTGGACAGCGTGTTTTCCCCGATTGGTTGGTGACTTCATTGCCTCACGAATAGTGTCAGCGCGGCTTTGTAACTCGGCAGGAGCTTCAACCGGCGCAACAGGCGCTTCAACCGGAGCCTCGGGTACTTCTACAATCTCATCCACGTTTTGACCTCTTCATTTGTTCAATCGTCATTTTGAGCATTTCGATGCGTCCAGGTGGCGGTCTGCCATGCAGTCTGTTTGCCATTTCCACGTTCAGGTTGCTGCGCTTGAATTCCCGTATCTCGCTCGGTTGATCAAATTGCTGACTGACCGCAAGCTGGCCTTTCAGCCTGTCATTATGTGCTGCCTTGCGTTTTGCCCAGTTTTCTTGAGATGTTTTCATGTCCGAATGGCCCATCTCGACGCAGTCTGTTCTTTTCAGATGTTCGCGCCACGCAGCGCGTCCTGAAATGACTGCACCATCTATAGACTTGAATTCAGCCATATCAGGCATGATTTCTGCCGACTTGCATACAGCATCGCCAGCATAGAACACACATTCGGCGCCGTGATACTCGGCGACAAGTTCTCCATCACTGTAAACCCATCGTTTTCTCATAGCAGCAACATTTCTATGTCTTGCTCGTCCTGTTCAATTTCAACCCGTCTTTTCAACACTTGCACTTGATGCAGCAATACTTCAAAGTCAATCTGCGTGACCGCGGCCTTGGCTATTGTTGCAGCCGGGGCTGTTGTTATCGTTTCCCGTATCTCCGGCGGCAGGCCGAACAACTCGGCGCGGAGCTTGCGTTTTCTCTGCCGTTCATTCTTTTGCTCTGCATCCCATAGTTTGCCGCGCTTCTTTTCGTCGTACCCAAAATGCCCGCCAATCGTCAACAGGGACTGATCCCACGTTGCATCGTCCCATTGCGATACGTCCCAGCCTGCGCTCATTGAACAATTTCAACGCCTACAACCTTGCCGTCGGGACCGCGAATGATCCTCTTTTTTGCTGTCAAGGCTTGCATGATTCCACCCATTTTGTCCATTGCCTCGCCATGCAACTGCGCCATGTTTTCATTCATCACGTTCATGTTCTGCATTGTTTGAGCGCCTAGCTCTTGCGTTAAGCGTTCAGCACTTGCAGTTGCAGCTTCCACCAGCGGGATGTCCACGCCGGGGTTAGCACTGATCCGCGCCACGGTGACTTTCGTTGCGGCCTCAAGTTCAGCCTTCCAGCGATCGTACTGCTCCTGCGCCGCCATCTTCTGTTGCTCCATCGCCATCTCGTGCTGCATCTGCTGCTCGGCAATCTGAGCCTTCATCTGCTCCAGTTGCATATCAGCCTGGATTTTGTTCTGGTGCATCTGCGCGTCCAGTTGTGCCTTCATCTGAGCTGCTTGCTGGTCTGCCTGCACCCGCATCTGATCGCTTTGCGCCGCGGCTTGGAGTTTGGCCTGCTCCAACTGCTGTTGAGCCTGCACCTTCATCATCTCTGGGTTCTGTTGGGGTTGCTGTGCCGCGGCTTGCGCTTTTGCCTCCAGAGCCTTCATTGCGCGTTCGATGGCAGACTCCAGCCCTCGCCCTGCGCGAAACCTCCGCACGAGGAACAGCAGCATCTCGGATGCCATTGGCAAGGTTTCTGGTGCTCCACCTACCATAGGGATCGCCTGCGCCAGGAACCCGCCGATAGCCCCGATCGCCTCAGATGCCGCCGCCTTTTCAGCCTGGTCATCGATTTGTGCCAGGCAGTCGGATTCCACGCTGATGTGAAAGTCGCGGATGGTTCCGTTTGCCAGCATTTGGAGTGCTGCTTGCAAAAGCTGCGGATCTTGACCGTCCGGCGTATTCATCACGCCTGACATCTCAACGATTAACTCCGGCGGGTAAAACTTGCAGACGATTTGTGCCTTCAGCCGAAACAGATCTGTGGCAAACCGCGCCACATCGCCCTGGCTTGCCCTTAGTCGCAGGCTCCCGAAGTTAGCCTTGAGTTGCTGTGCTCCCAAAGTTTCCGCGGCTTTGCTGCTGCCGCGCAGGATGTCTGAGATGCCCATAATCTCGTAGATTGACTGCTTTGTAGCCTCTCGCGCCGCGTAGAGTTGATTCACGGCTTGGATCACCGTCGATATGTCCAGCATATCGATTGCGCCTTTGAGCCCGTTCTTCTCCGACATCGCAGCCCACGCAGTAACGGGGAACAGCTTGTTATCCACGCCCTCGCTAAACAACCTTCCCAGTTCCTTGAACTCGGCGTTGAAAACCCCTACCGCTTT